AAAGCAATAAACGAAAGTGCTGCCAGATCAAATCCATATCTTTCACGCGCAGCTGTTAAGAAATAACCATGACAGTCTGGAATCCTGATTGGAAATTAACTGTCAGTGGGGTTGATTATACTGACATAGCAATTAGCGATATTCAGCATCAAGCTGGTCGTGATGACATTTATTCACAACCAAACCCATCTTATGTTCAAATAAGTTTAGTGGCCTTAAATGGTCAAACATTACCTTTTGACATAAATGACAGTTTAGATTTACAGGTCAAAGATACATTAGGATCTTATGTAAGTTTATTTGGTGGCGACATTACGGATGTAACTGTTGCGGTCGGTGCGACTGGATCTGTTGCCACAGTTGTCGAATACACAATTATTGCAATGGGATCACTTGCTAGAATAGCCAAAGAAATTTGGAACGATAACATTTCTCAAGATGAGGATGGCGACCAAATTTATGCAATTCTGTCCAGCGTATTGCTTGGCACTTGGAATGATGTGCCAGCAGCTACAACTTGGGCAACTTATAATGCAACTGAAACTTGGGAGAATGCAGTCAATTTAGGATTAGGCGATATTGATCAACCCGGCCTTTACACAATGACCGCTCAATCAAATTTAACTGACACGATTTACAATGTTGTTGCAGATATTGCCAATTCTGCTTTTGGTTACATTTATGAGGATAATGCAGGAAACATCGGTTACGCAGATGCAGACCACAGGCAAAACTATCTGCTCACAAATGGTTATGTTGATTTAGATGCCGGCCATGCTTTAGGTGCTGGCCTTTCCACAGTTATGCGCTCAGGTGATGTTAGAAATGATATTTATATCAATTATGGCAATAACTTTAATTCACAGGAAACGGCTACAGATCTTGCTTCAATTGCCCTTTATGGCTACAAAGCCGAAACGATCAACTCAAGAGTTCAAGGCTCGGTTGATGCTCAAGAGATTGCCGATCGTTATATTTCTCAAAGAGCATATCCGTTACCTAAGTTTCAATCGATTACTTTTCCAATAACTAACTCAGAAATTGACAACTCAGATCGAGATGCTTTATTAGGCGTCTTTATGGGCTTGCCAGTTTATTTAACTAATCTACCTAACCAAATATCAGGTGGAGAATTTGAAGGTTATGTTGAGGGCTGGTCATGGAGCACACGATTTAATGAGCTGTTTTTAACAATCAATGTTTCACCAACTGCATTTAGCCAAGTGGCGATGCGTTGGAATACCACGCCAATAACAGAGGCTTGGAACACAATAGACCCAAGTTTGACTTGGGAATACGCTACAATAGTCGCATGAGGATAGGATAAAATGGCAACCACTACCAATTATAGCTGGACTACTCCAGATGATACCGGGCTGGTCAAAGATGGCGCAGCAGCAATTCGCACACTTGGTTCATCTATTGATACAACCACAAAAAACTTAAACCCATCAACAACTCTTGGCGATATTGAATATCGTTCATCAACAGCAAACACAAACACAAGACTTGCAATTGGAACAACTGGTCAAGTTTTAACTGTTTCTGGTGGCGTTCCTGCTTGGTCAACTCCTGGCGCAACATCTTTTACAGGTTGCAGAATATACAACTCAACAACTCAAACAATAAACAATGCAACAGTTACAACTTTAACTTTTGATTCAGAAGTTTTTGATACAAGCAGTTTTCATAGCACTAGCACAAACACTTCACGAATCACTATTCCTGCTGGTTTAGGTGGTTATTATGCACTACAAGCATCAATTTATTTCTCAATTGGTAATGGTTCAGGAACTAGGGCTTTATCTATATTAAAAAATGGAACAAGAATATTTGGTATGGATATTTCTGGACAAACAGATCAAACCCTAAATTTTGGTAATATTGCTAATTTGGTTGCAGGAGATTATTTAGAATTTACAGCATATCAAACAACTGGCAGTCAAAATGGTGCTTATGGTGACGCTGCTTATACATTCTTATCAGCCCAATTCTTAGGAGCATAATATGAAAACATGGGAAAAAATTATTGAAGTTTATCCTGAATTAAAGCCAACAGATGATTTTCTTAAATTAGGCATTTATATTAAAGATGATGGTGATGGTATTGATTACATTCAAAAGTGGGAGTATAGCGAGCCGTTGCCTGATGGATTTGTTATAGGCAAACCATCTAGCAAAAAATAATTTGGCTAATGAAGCCTTACCTATCTAAAGCTGCTGATACTTTAAGAGATCAGATTAATCATGCCTTTGTGGATCGGAGCAGGAAGGCTGATGGATGGATCGGTGATCTTAAGCATCAATCAAGAAAGTCCGATCATAACCCAAGACCATCAGGTGAAGTATGCGCGATCGATATTGACGCTGGCTTATCTGACGAACAAGGGATTAGTCACGCTTTGGCAGATCAGCTTCGACTCACAGCAAAAAAAGATAAGCGTATTTCTTACATAATCCACGCTGGTAAAATATGTTCAGCAAAATCGTTATGGCGTTGGGTCAAGTATCGTGGCATTAATCCACACCATAAGCACATTCACATCAGTTTTAAGCCAAACCAAAATGGCGAGAAGTTCGACATCCCACTACTGAAAGGCAACTAATGAAACTAACTAAAAAACACAAAGCAGCAATTAAGTCATATTTGAGAGCTGTGGCAGCTAGTGGAATAACAGTTGCTTTAGCAATAGTGGCTGACATTCATCCAGCTTATGCAACTATGCTTGGTGCAATTGTTGCGCCTATCGCAAAGGCATTAGATCCAAAGTCCGGGAGTGAAGCAGATTATGGTCTTAGCGAAAAATGACACCAAACGAATTAGTCGCATTTGGCGTTGGCGTTATAAGTATCGCAACCGCTTTATTGCTGGCTCTACGATGGGTTATTAAAAGTTTCCTAAGCGAACTTAAACCCAATTCTGGTAGTTCAATGAAAGATCAAATTACTAGACTTGAACAGCGTGTTGATGATCTGTTCACCTTAATCAGTAAGCGATAATTTTGCTATGGCGAACACACGGAAACGCACTAAACGAAAAAAAGTCAACCGGAGAGTAGTTCGCCACACTCCTGAGCCTTTAAGTAAATTAGAGGTTTTTTATATTGCCAAACATGAAATGTTTAAGGCTGCACGCAAGGCTGGATTCAATGAGTCATGTGCGCTTTATCTAATGGATAATCCTGAGTCAATGCCTGACTGGATCGTAGGCGATAAAGGAATTATCCCAACTATTCCAACTCCAGATGAGGATGACGATTAAGCGATACTTGGTAATTTCGGATTTACAAATTCCATACCATCACGAAGTAGCAGTTAAAAATGTCATTAAGTTAGCACGCAAAGAGAAGTTTGATTCTGTTCTTTGTGTTGGAGATGAAATCGATTTCCAAACCATTAGCCGTTGGGCTGAGAAAACACCTTTGGCTTATCAACAAACCCTTGATTCTGATCGTAAGGCAACTCAAGATATTCTTTGGGCTTTAACTGAGAATGCTAAAGAAGCTCATATTGTTAGATCAAATCACACCGATAGGCTTTACAACACTTTATTAAAAGTGCCAGGCTTGATTAGTTTGCCTGAGCTGCAATACTCAAAATTTATGGATTTCGATTCACTTGGCATAACTTTCCACAAATCATTCTACGAGTTTGAAAAGGGCTGGATCTTGGCTCATGGGGATGAAGGTAACTCAAATCCCAACGCTGGCGTTACGGCCTTAAACCTCGCTCGCAAGACGGGCAAGAGTTGCGTGATCGGGCATACTCATAAACTGGGCATGAGTGCCTATTCTGAGGGCATAGGAGGCCATTACAGGCCTTTATATGGCATTGAGGTAGGAAACCTTATGAATAAGGCAAAAGCCTCTTATACGCGAACTGTGGCCAATTGGCAGATGGGTATCGCTATCCTCGAATGGAATGGTAAAAACATGACTCCAACCCTTATTCCGATTAATAAAGATGGCTCATTTACAGCTCTAGGAAAGAGTTATGGGGCGTGAAACCGATTATCGGGATCGCACGATTGATGACCATATCGACGACTTTGAGGATATTAGCGTTATCTAATCGTTATAAAACACGCGCTAAGAAGTTATTGCGCTGTCGGTAAATCCAGTCATACTAATCCCAACGCAAACAAATGTTTTGCGGAACGGGAGCAATAATGGAAATCGTTGGAATGTGGTTATTAATTGCCGGAAGCATGGCAGTTGCATGGTGGCTGATAAAGCACACAAACAATGAACACTACGAAAACGGGTATTGGTCAGGCCGTCAGGATGGGTGGCGTGCTAGCTTAGAACACCAAGAGCGTGTAAGAAAAATGAAGTTAGATCAGGTTTTTGATTATGACAAAAACTGAGGATCTGTTAAATGAAGTCATTACTACAATCCAAGAGCGTGGAAGTGTCTATGGACACCCATACTACAATCACAAAAGAATCGCAGGATTGTGGAGTGCATATCTTGATTACCCAATCACACCACACCAAGCTGCTTTATGTATGGCGTTGGTCAAGGTTTCTAGGCTTACTGAAACTCCAGATCACTACGACTCAGTTAAAGACTTTGTCGCCTATGGTGCTATCTATAGGTCAGTCCTCGAAGCAGTCCAAGACCAAGATTTTGAATGGAAGGAATAACTAATGGGTTTTAATTTAGATGATTATGAGGATGTGGCAACTTTGAATAAATGGTTTATCGAAAACTACCCAATGGGCAGATCAGATATTTCAGTTATCAGCCATGATCCAAAAGAAGGTTACATTTTGGTTCAAGCTACATTGTGGCGAGATTCAAAAGATACTCAGCCGGCAGTTTCTAACATAGCGTTTGGATCAAGAGAAACTTATATGCCAAATATGAAAAAATGGTATGTAGAGGATACTGCCAGCAGCAGTTTGGGCAGGGCAATAATAATTCTAAAAGGTAGCAATAAGACAGCTACAAAGGATTCAATGAAAGTAGTTGAAGCCGATGAAAAACAAAATGAATATGAAAAGAAACTTGCACAAAGGCGTTATGGTGCGCCTGGCTCTAAATCCGCAGCTGTTGAGGATGCTTTAAGAGCTTCATTTGCAATTGAGAATAAGCAAGATGATCCACAAACTTGGTCAGTTGCTGAGGTTGTAGATTCTATTGGTTCATCAACGCCAAATGAACCACCTGCTTGCGAGCATGGTCATATTCTTAAGCAAGGCATATCTAAAACAGGTAAGCCATATTACGGATATGTCTGCAAAGGTAAAGTTACCGAACATGCTAAATGGGCTAAATTAACAGCTAATGGTAAATGGTTCTTTGAAGGAGTTGAGTAATGGGATACATCGCTTTCATTAATGGTAAAGGAATGCAAGTAGTCATGGACGATAATGGCGTGCATCTTGAGCAATCAGTTATCAAATGCGAGGTTTGCGATGATGATCGAGTGTTTAAGGATGGCACATGTTTCAAATGCCACGAATTGATTAACTATGACAAACCCAACTAAATTCAAGTGCAATGGTTGCAAACGCGACACAGAATTCTTATGGCTTGACTCTGAGGATATGCCAGATGGATTTAGGTTGTATCAATGTATGGATTGTGGATGCGTAGGAATCAAGAATGTTGTTGAAGCATTACATATTCCAGACTCTGATATTTGCAGATGCGACAAGTGTGGTATGTGGAAATTTGAATTAAAACCATGCCACACATGCGATCTGATAAGGAGCAAGTAATGCCTAACTATGAATACAGCTGTAGAGAATGCGGCACTTATGGATCAGTTTATCGCACTTACAAAGAGGATGACTCAGGCTTAGATTGTCCTAAATGTAAGACTTCTATGGCAAGGATATTTACAGCTCCTGGTATCTCATTTAAGGGTGATGGATGGGCTGGTAAAACTAAATGAAAATAG